GGAAGATCTTGCCGACCACCGGCAGGGATTGGAGGTAGCCCTTCATCGCCCACCTCCGGCCGCCGCATCGGCCTCGCTCGCGGGCACGCAGGTGTGCCCGGTGAGGTGGCCGTCCTCGGTCGTCTCGTCGACGTACGCGCAGACGAAGGGCGCGCCGCTCCGCTCGCTCACGTCGTCGCAGTCGGCGAGCTCATGGTAGCTGCCGTCCGCGTCGCAGATCTCGGCTGTGTTGGTGCTGCAGCGCGTGGCGCCCCGGACGCAGCCGTCGATGGGTCGGCAGTGCGCGCCGAGGCAGACCACTGCGAGCGCGGTGAGTGCGAGAGCCTTCATCATGTTCCACTCCGTGCGGCTGCGCGGTCCTGGAAGGAGACGAGCAGCAGGTTGCGGCTGGGCCGACGCCGGTGGAGCCCGAAGCCGATGGGACGCGCCTCGGTCACGTAGAGACCGGGAGGCGTGCGCACGGCCTGCACGAGCTGGCCGTCGCGCGCGTAGAGCGCGCCCAGCCTGTCGCTCGGGCGAATCAGGGCGTCGCCCGAGGCGGCGTCGACGAGGCCGAGCTGCTCGAGATCCCTGAAGTGGAAGACCAGGTCGAAGCTCGACCTGGGCGTGTTCCCGGACGTCGCCATGCGCAAGGCTCAAAAGCCTCCGGCTCCACCTGGCAGGGGACGCGCACCGGCGGATGCTCGCGACGAAAGGACTCACCGACGCCATCGTCGTCGGAGTCGACGAGGCCGGGCTCCTTGAAGTCCTCATCGTAGTCGGGCGCCATCGCCTGCGTGTCGAGGCGATGTAGCTCCGCGATGAACGGGAAGATGAGTCGACCGCGCATCACGCCGCTCCGAGGGGAGTCGGCCTCACGTAGAGCGCAAGGAGCGCATCGATCTCCGGGTCGCCGGTGAGGCTCGCCGACGCCGAAGCCTTTGAGGGGTCGAGCCGGTAGCTCTGGTCGCGCGTGCGCTCCTCGATGATGCGCCAGCGACTGCGTGCCTCGAACGAGGCGTCGTCGGCGAGCGGCGCCATGGAGCGAAGGACGAGGAGCATCGTCGCGCGGCGGATCGCAGGCGGCGTGCGCCCCGTGGGCGTGCCGTCGTCCTCGGTGAAGCCCCAGAGCCCCTCGGCCACCACGTTGCCGTGGCCACGCGGGAACACGCGCCCGTGGCGGCGCGTGAAGCGCGGGCCGTCGAAGCCAGGCTGGACGGGCGCGCCGACGATGAGCAGCTCGCTCGGGTCGAGCGACAGCTCCGCGCCGCCGAGTACGAGCCGGTCGACGCGGAGCGGCGGCACGGGCAGCTCGATGCTCGGCGCGCCGCGCCCAGAGAGATACAGCGTGAGCAGGCGCGGCTCGAAGAACCAGCCCGTCACGCGGTCGATGAGGCTCGAGGCTTCGGCGAGCAGCAGCTCGAGGCGGGCGTCGCTCGCCTCGGCCGCCGTCACGCCTTCGGCGCGCAGGTCGGCAACCGAGGCGTACACGTCACTCTCGCTCGCGCTTGCCGCGCTTGCTGCCCGCGTCGTCGTCCTTCGCGGTTGGCGGCGTGGAGACGGGAGGCGTGTTCTTCGGCAGGTCGTCGGTCGTGACGGTGCCGCGCGCGGTCGTCACCTTGAGGTCGTCGGTGGCGTTGCGCTTGACCTTCGCCGCCTCGCTCTCGCCCGCGTCGAGGGCCTTGGCCTCAGCCTCGGTGCAGACGTCGAACGCGAGCGGCGCGTACTTGTCGGTGGGCACCGTGCGCACCGCACGCAGGTGCTCGCCGACCCTGCGCTCGACGCGGTACCAGCCCCGCTCGTCCTGGAAGCGGATGCCGGCGTAGGTGAAGCGACGCAGCACGAAGCCACGTCGCGGGTCATAGGGCTTGAGGCGAACCAGCAGGGTGTCGGTCATGTCTCGTTCTCCTCAGCTCAGAGCTGCACGTTGATGGCCTTGGCCACGCCCGGCTCCTCGGCGAACTTCACGTCGAAGCGGAGCGTTGCGACGATCTTCAGCGTGCCCTCCGAGATGTCGCGGTCCGACTCGAAGCGGATGTTCCGCCAGATGCCGACGTGGACGTTCTTCGGGTTGCACAGCACGATGGCCGTCTGGTCGCCGCCCACGCCGAGGTTCTCGGGGAAGAGCGGAATGGGCTGCAGCGGCACGCCCGAGTAGAGCACCGGCGTGTCGTCCTCGAGGAAGCGGTCGCCCGCGACGGTGGCGCGATCTGCCAGCGTGTTGCGGTAGCCGAGGTCCGCGTCGACGCTCGACAGGAAGCGCATCGCCTTCTTGTCGCGCAGGTACTCGCTCGGCAGCGTCTTCAGCATGTCGCGGAGCATGTCCTTCGTGATCGGCGTGCCCGCGGCGTCGACGACGTTGCTCGTCGCCTGCTTGAGGATGCCGTCCATCGTCGCGAGGAACGGGTCGACGGAGGCCGTGTCGCCGTTGATGGCGACGTCCTCCATGTCGCGCGCGATGGCGTCGGCCAGCATCTCCATGATGGTCTGGCGCAGCTCGCCGCGCTCGATGCTGTCCTCGAGCACCTCGTCGGAGAGGCGCACCTCGGCCTTGAACAGCTTGGCGTCGAGCTCGACGTCGGAGAGGTCGGGCTTCACGCGATCGACGGCGCCGAGCGCGGTGCCCTCCTGGCCCGGGCGCAGCACGCGCGCGCCGAACTTGATCTTCGAGATCTGCTGCTTCGGCGAGGCCATCGGGACGACGGTCGCGAGCTGCAGGAGGACGGACTGCTTGATGAGCAGGCGCATGAACTTCTGGGCCTGCGCGGGCTGGAGCAGACCGCCTCCCGCCGTCAGGTCGGCGAGCGCGAGGTCGGCTTTCTCCAGGATGGAACGGTTGCTGAGGTGGCTCATGAGGGTCTCCTTCCGTCGGGGTTCAGAGGTCGTGGAAGGAGATCGCCTTGTCGACGCTCTCCCGGTCCTTGGGCTTGTTGAGATCGAGCGGCCATCCCACGTCCTCGACGGTGGCCTTCGAGACGCGCTCGGCGGGCGCTGCGCTGTTGGGCAGTCCGAACTGCTTCTCGACGCGCCCGAGCCGCTGCTGCTGCTCCTTCACGGTCTCCGACAGCGCGCGGAAAGAGTCGGCGAGCTTCGCGAGCGACTCGTTCACGTCGGAAGCGACGGCTTTCGCCGCGGGGGCGGGCTCGGGCTTCGGCTCGGCGGGCCTGTCGGTCTTCGCAGGCACCTGCTTCGCCAGCTCCCCGAGCCGCGCGAGCGCCTGCTTCGCGGCGGCGACGTTGGCCGCGAACGTCGCGGGCTCGCTCTTGGCGCGCGCCTCGACGACCTGGTCGGCCTCGTTCACGCCATCTCCGTCCGTGCGCTCGAGGAGCTGCATGGCGACGCTGCGCAGCTCCTCAGCGAGCCCGGCGAGCCGCGCGTCGGCCTGGTCTGCGCCGAGCTCACCGAGCAGCTCGACGAGCCCCGTCAGGCTCTCGAGGGCCGCGAGGGCGGCGTTCAGCGCCGAGTTGTCGTCGAGCTTCGCCGTGGGCACAGCGGACGGCGACGGCTCGGCCGCGGTGGTGTTCTGGGTCTTGTCGTCGTCCATGGCTTCGTCCCTCTTCACGATGAGAAAGCGGTGCTTGTTGGCGGCGCGGTCGACGAGCGAGACCTCCTCGACGACCATGTCGACGAGGCGATGCACGCCGTCCGCCTTGTGCATTTCGGTCGTCATGCGGCGGCCTCCGGTTGGTGGGTGGCGGTGTCGTCGGGGGGCTGTTCCGATGTCGGAACAGCCTCGGGCACGCGGCGGGCCGAACCGCCGATGGAGAAGCCTGTGAGGTCGCCGGACTTCACGCGCTCCCACAGCTCGTCGGAGAGCACGCGCACCGCGAGGAGCCACGTGCCCTTGCGAACCTCGAGGTCGCCGATGACGAAGTCGGTTGGCGCGAGGTAGCTCTCCAGCACCTTCACCTGGCCGTTCACACGGAGGCGGTGCATGAGCCCGAGCCCGCCAAAGTCCTCCATGAAGCGGTGGGCGGCGGCGCGGATCTCCTCGGCCGAGTAGATGTCGCCCTGCGCGTCGACCACCTCGGGCTCGAGCACGATGCCGAGCACGAAGCGCTCGTCGTTCGGATCGACGCCCTTCACCAGGCGCGAGGGCTTGTCGAACACCAGCTCGTCGACGCTCGGGTCGAGCGGCAGGTGCTCGCACTTGGCCACGAGCTCGAACTCCGCGGCCTTGCGCACCGGGAAGTTGGCGACGAAGAGGCGCATCGCGTGCTTCGCCCCGCCGCGCCCCGAGGCCTCGCGCACCTTCAGCCGGAACACGTGCCCGACCTTCTTGAAGGCCGCGACGTTCTCGGGCGTAGGATTCAGGACCGCGATGAACTTGCCGTCGACCTTCGCGAGCGCATCGATGAACTCACCGAGGTCGATGACCTTGTCCTTGTCGAACCACTCACCGGGGTACGGCGGGTCGATGAAGAAGAACGTGTCCTTGCTGTCGTAGGCCTCGAGCGTCTTGCGGTAGTCCTGCCGCAGGATGCTCACGTCCTTCAGGCGCTCGGCGGCCTTGAGGTACTTCTCGGGGTTGGTCGTCGAGCCGAGGTGCTGCTGCGCCGGGTGCGTGCCGTCGGGGCGGCAGTCGCGGGCGTGGGTGCGCACGAAGACGAGCTTGTAGAAGCGCGCAACGTCGTCCTTCGGCGTCATGTCGCGGGCCTTGGCGAAGCTCTCCTGCGTGACGGTCCACTCGAAGCGGCGGCGCAGCTCCTCGACGCGCTCGGGCGTCATCGTCTTGATGCTGCGGTGGAGGAACACCACGTCGTCGTCGAGATCGGCGATGACCTCCTTGTCGCTCGCGTCCTTGGCGTGCAGCACCGCCGCCGCGCCCGCGAAGGGCTCGACGTAGGTCTTGTGCGCCGGGATGAGCGGAACGATCCGCTTGGCGTAGTGGAACGACCCGCCGAACGTGCCGAACGGCTGCGCCTTCTCGACGTCGTCGTCACCCTCGTCGAGTGCGCCGTCCCAGTCGTCGAGGACGAACTCGTCGTCGAGCGCCTTGGTGGTCGGCTCGTAGTTCGCGACCAGGAGCTGCGTCAGCACGGAGCTGCCGCCGACACCGCGCATGTGCGCGATGGACCGGCGGGTGCGGATGCGCTTCGACCAGAAGTCCGAGCCCTTCACCAGCTCGGGGAACTTGCCCCGGATGCCGTAGGTGATGAGGAAGCGGCCCTTGAGCGACTTGAGCAGCTTGAAGAAGCGCTCCTCGTCGAACTCGCTCTCGCCGACGTCGACGTTGTAGCCGGGGTACGGCGGGTCGAGAAAGAAGACCGTGTCCTTGCTGTCGTACTTGCGGACGACCTTCTCGTAGTCGCCGCCGTAGACCTTCACCTTCTTCAGGCGCGGCGCGAACTTCTCGATGCGCTTGATGGTCGTCGCCTCGACGCCGACGACCGTCGGGCTGAAGCTCTTGCCGCGCATCTTCCCGTAGGAGAAGTGCGTCAGGTACAGGAAGCGGTGCAGCCGCTCGACGTCGTCCTCGGGCTCGACGTCGAGGAGCCGCTTGAAGGTCTTCTCGTCGCCGACCCAGGGCAGCTTCTTCAGTCGAGCGAGCCCCTCCTGCGTGAGCTTCTTGATGAGCCGGTACGCGTCGGCGATCTCGAGGTCGGCGTCGTTGATGACCTCGACGTCCGAGGGCTCCTTGGCGAACAGCACCGCCGCGCTCCCGGCGAACGGCTCGACGTAGGTCTTGTGCGCCGGGAGCATCGCCACGAGGCGGTCTGCCAGGCGCTTCTTGCCCGCAGGCGAGCCCCAGATGGTCTTCTCGACCTCGGTGCCGGCCGGGCGCGCCCCCTGGTTGACCGCGAGGATGCGGCGCGCGTGGGCGATGGCGGCTTCGCGGCGGTCAGGCATCGCGCAGCGCCTCCGGGTCGGTCCCCCACTCGGGCTTGTCGCTGGAGGGCGCGTTCAGGTCGCGCGGCCACACGAAGGGCGCGTCCTGCTTCGCCGTCTTGTCCCCGGTCCGCCCGGGCGCGGACGCAGGCGTCCCGTCCCCGGTGGTCGGGGCGGTCGTCTCGGGCTCGCGCGGCTTCGTCTCGGGCATGCGTCGTCCTCCGCAGAGGCAAAGCCGCCGACTTCGCGCGAAGGGGACACGCTTCGGATCGACACCGCACGGGGCACCCCAGTACCGTGGCTGGCCAGAGCGGAGCCGAGCTCCGCCTATCGCGGAGCGCACCAGTCGATGGCCAAGAGCGAGATCGAGCTAACCGAGGGAGCGAGGCTCGTCATCACGAAGGACGAGCAGGGCCCGCAGGAGGTCTATGACCGGCTGCCGACAGCGCGAGAAGCGTTCATCGTGACCTACAACCTGCCCAAGGCTGGCGGTCCCCTCCTGCGCGCGCTGGAGGGCGCGACCAACCTTAAGTCTCTGCGGCTTGTCACCAACATCCCAAGCTGGTGGGCGACGTACTGGGGGGACGCGCGGCGGAAGGCGCGTGATGCCATCAGGGATTCCATCGAGAAGCTCAACGGGCTCGCAGCTCGCGATGGAGTCGAGATCTACTTCACGCAAAGGAACCACTCGAAGATCTACATCGTCGACGGCATCGGCTACGTAGGCTCGTCCAACTTCAGCGACGAGAGCGCGAGAAACATCGAAGCCGGTGTCGTCATCGAGGACGAGGACACGCTGGAAAACGTGCAGCGCTCCGCATGGGAATTGCTCAGGTCCGAGGCTCGACTACATCCGACGATCTCCGAGGCTCTATCTGAGAGCCTCGCCGAATGGTTGAGGGAGGAGCTGGACTTCGAGAGCGTGTACTCGGCCGCCCACGATTGGGACTCAGCTTCGGCCCAGGAAGGGTTCAAGGATGCCGTCAGGCGCCTCCTTGAGTTCGGGGAGCGCGCTGAAGCAGTGTTGGAGGACGTTCGCGACGACCACTGGCCCGCACCGATCCAGGCGATGCTTCATGAGGCGACGAGCCTCGACGAGATCAGCGAGCTATTGGCAGACCTGGACTATTCCCACGGAAGCATCCGCTCCTGCATCGACTTCTCGTTCCAAGCCGCTGTCGAAAGGCACATCGTCGACAACTGCTCCGACGAGGACACCATGGAACTCTGGCAGGAGAGCGGCCAGCGGGTTGCCGAGGAGCGGTGGGAAGAACTGCGTACCGATGCGCTGAAGGATCTGCGCGCCGTCGTAGACGCGCTCGAGGGAATCAAGAGCCGCCTCATCGCGAAGCTTCAGGCGCCGGTCGACAACACATAGACCGCGAAGCCGTGCTCACACGACAGCCAGGGTCGTGGTGCGACAGAGCCCGTGGTACGGCGGGAAGCCGATCCCGACCTCGTTCAACGCGCTGTCGCTGGAGAGCGCGCGAAAGTCGCCGCGATCGTCCCGGGTGCCCATCGCCGAGCGCGTGACCTCGGCGAGGTCGGTCCGACCGCCGGCGCCGTCCACGTAGAGCCGGGTGCGGCCCGTCTCGCGATCCTGGGCCTCGCGGACCCACGGCATCGCCTGCTTGATGGCCTCGGGGTCCTCGAGCTGCTCGATGCGGTCGAAGCGCCGAAGGGCGTCGGCCACGGAGAAGGTCTTGCCGTGCAGGTAGCGGCAGATGTTCGTGGTCTGCTCGTCGAGCACCGCCTCGATGCGGTACTGCCGGATGCCCGCCTCGGCGTAGCTGCTCATCTGCGCGTAGGAGCGGCCCTGCGCGATGAACGAGGCGGCGACCGTCTCCCAGTAGAACGGGGCGCGGTCGACGAGCGCGGCGCGGGCGGCTCCTTCGAGCGCCTCGGCGAGGTCGTCTCGCCCGAGTCCCTCCTCGAGCCCGCCGGCGACGATGCGCCGGGCCTCCTCCCCGAAGCTCTCGATGCGGCGGCCGTACTCGTCGCGGACGAAGTTGCCCTGGGAGCTGGTCACGTGAGCCACGACGCGGCGATCGACGGCGTTGAGTTCGGCGCCGATCGCCAGCCGCTGGCCGCGCCGGGCGTCGGTGCGGGCGGCTGCGACCACCTCCTGTGCGGCGTCGTTGAACGGCGCCTCGATCCGCGCAGGCACGATCGCTGTGGCACGGCCCGCTGCGGCCATCGCCTCGGCGACCAGGCGCCGTCTCTCGGCGGCGGTCGTGCGCGCCCAATCGACGTCCAGGACGGCGATCGCCTCGCGCACGGCGTCGACATCGGCACGCCCGGTGGCGCGCCGGAGCTGGGCGGCCAGGAGCGCCACGGCGCGATCGAACCCGGCGCGGGTGCCGAGGTTCATGGCTTTGGCCACGGGGAGCCGGAGGAAGCGCTCGACGAGCTCGTCGGCGGCGACGCGGGCCTCGTGGACGACGAGGAGCCGATCAGCGGAAGTGGATGTGGCGCACATCGGCGTCCTCCTCGAGCCGAAGCTCACCGTGGCCCACGTGCATCAGCACGCGGCAGAAGGTGCAGCGCAGCCCCTTCGAGAACGTCAGGTCGTCGGGCGCGTCGCCTTCGTCGATGTCGAGCCCATCGTTGCCGGCGAGCGCGGGCGTGTTGAACCCGCAGCGCAGGCAGCAGACGTGGTAGCCGACGAGGAGGTGCGCGCGGTCCTGCGGGACGCGGCGGATCTCACCGCGCTCGAGCCGACACGGACGCTTCGTCGAGGGAACCAGCTTCACTGCCCACCTCCGACGACGAGCAGGGCTCGCCGCCTGGCGCGCACCTCGACGCCCGCCTCCGTGGGCGAGAACACGACGTCGTGCGACGCCGCGCAGCGATCGCAGAGCGCGAAGACCAAGTGCCCGTTGCGCCAGAGCGTGGTGGTCTCGTCGAGCCCCGCGTGGCGCTGGCACATGCGGCAGGCGATGACGCCGCGCTCGGCGTCGAGCTGCGCTTGCTGCACCCACGCGCGGTGGTGCTCAGGGCGCATCGCGCACCTCGCCGAACCACGCGTCGAACTCCTCGCGCGGGACCTTCACACGCTCCGTCTCAAGGTACCGTCGCGCGAGGTCGAGGCGTCCCGTGGCGAGCCGGTCCTCCTCGGCGCGGAGGTCTTCGCGCAGGGCGAGGAGCTGCTTCGCGCTGGGCAACAGCGCCTCGGGGTTCACGGCCTTCGGCTTCAGGTCCTCCACGCCGGTCTGGATGCCCGCGAGCGTCAGGGTGATGGGGCGCTTGGTCCAGTCGTCGCCGATCTTCCTGAACTCGCGATTGAAGATGTCGCCCGCGAGCAGGCGCCCCTCCTCGGGCGTGAGGACGCCGACGCGCACGAGCCGCTCCACCATCTCGGTCATACGCTCGGGGTCGCGCGTCACCGGCGTCTGCGAGCGGAAGCGCCAGAAGCGGATGCCCATGTCCGCGAGGAGCTTACGGTTGATGAGGAAGTCGAACTCGTCGCGCTCGGGCTGGAAGACCTGGTCCTCGGCAAAGCGCAGCGCGCTCTCGGCGGTAGCGCGGTTGAAGTCCTTGCTCTCGCCGCGCAAGAGGCGCGGCAGACGGAAGGCGCTGCCGACCTTGTCGATGTTGCGCTCGTCGTAGACCTGAAAAAGCGCGTCCTGCTGCTGCGCGTCGGTGAGCGGGCGCAGCTCGATCTTCGCGCGCCCGCCGTCACCGGTGCCCGCGCCGTCCGCCTCGAGGATGAGGATCTTATGGAAGTTCGCCTTCCCCTTCAGGTTCTCCTCGATGAAGCGCTCGATGCGCGGCACCGACGCCTCGGAGATGCGGCCCCCCGAAACGAGGAGCGCCATCGGAGGCACCGACTTGTTCTCGAAGTAGAGGAAGTTGACCTCCTCCATCTGTCGCGAGCCGAGGACGCAGAGCAGCGTGCCCACCCAGCGCGGCACGCCGTAGGGCGAGCGCGGCGAGTGGATGGCGAAGTGGAGCAGCTCCGTCGCGGGGCCGTCGTCGGGCTTCGCAGCCTTGAGCGCGGCGATGTCATCGAAGACGCGGCCGGTCGAGCGCGAGACCACACGCGGGTCGCCGAACGACTTGAAGTACACGCACTCGGTGGACTGAACCTGCACGTAGCGGCGCATGCGGCGGCGCGAACGTACGGTGTCGAAGCTGACGGGCGAGACGCGTGCTCGCTCGGTGACCTCCACCGCCTCGCGATCGAGCGGGAGCAGCCGCACCGTGTACGACGGCACGTAGACGAGCCGCGCGAGGTCGCCCTTGCCGTCGCGAAGCACCTCCCAGAAGGCGTTGCCCGTGACCTCGAGGTCCTGGCGGGTGCGGCGCCGCAGATCGACGAAGCTGTGGTCGAAGCAGGCGAAGTCGAAGAAGGCATCGAGCCTTGCCCGCTCGACGCGCGCGGCCTGGCGCAGCTCGGTGAAACGTGCGGAGACCTCCTCGGCGCTCGGCGTCGTAGACATGCCCTCGGGGAGCGTGCGTGCTTCGCGGGCGGCGAGGCGCTCGAGCGTGATCGCGTCGGCGACCTTCGATCGCGCGTCCTCGGCGTCGAAGTCGATGACCGCGTCGAAGCGGTAGCCGTTGCCATCGATGTTGGTGGCGTAGGCGTCGACGTTCTGGCGCAGCGAGTTGGAGTGCTCGACCAGCAGGCACAGCGTCTCCGGGTCGTAGGGCGGGATGAGCGCGCCGGCCGAGGTGAACGCGCTGGCCGTGTCCTCGCCAGCGGGGCGGCTCGCCGGGTCTTGAACCGTCGCGCCGACCACGTGGGCCTTGAGGATCGTCTGGAGCCGCTCGTCGGCGGCATGGATCGCATCGGGCGTCGTCACCGCGTGGCCTCCGCGTACGCGACGAGGCCGGTGGGCGTGAACGACACCGCGCGCGCCCGCAGCCCGCGCTTGGCGATCGCCTCGTGCGCGGCGGCGAGGAGGGCGTCGTCGCTCGCGGCCTCGAGCTCGACGTCAGACCCGGGCTCGGGCGGGGCGCCAGCGGACTTGCCGGCCGGGATGACGAAGAGCTTGAGGGTGCGGCGCATGGTGGACCTCGCAAGACAATGGAGGCGAGGCGCTTGGCCAGCCTGCGAGGAGGCAGTCCACCTGGGCACCGAGCATCTGGACCGCGCGCCTCGCCTCCGGGAAGGGCAAAGCCTCCGGGCGCGCGCGTCGGGGACAGCTCAGATGTGATGCCAGGCGTCGCGGTACTTCTCGATCGCGTCGCGGGACACCGCGTTGCTGCAGTAGACGGCGTGCCCCTTGAACCACGGCTCCTTCAACCGCTGGACGTCGCGAGCCGGAATCACGAAGACGTCCACGTCTGCCTTCGGGTTGTCGAAGTCCCTGTAGAGCAGGAGAACGTAGACCCGGGTCTTGGCCGCGGACTCGTCCTCGCTCGCGACGCCCCACTTGCCGCCACCGCGAATCGCTTTGACGCTGACCTCACGCAACGTGCCGTCGGATCTGCGCACGAGCACGTCGATGGACTTGGCGTTGCCGAGCGTGAGGGCTGGCTCGTGGCCAAGGCGAAAGAGCTTCTCCATCACGAAGAACTCGCCAGCCATCCCGGTCGCGTGACCGTCGCGTCGAGTCGATGCAGCAGCGTTCATTCGGCCATCCTGCACGGCGAGCGCGCATCCCTCAACGGTTCCCGCTCACCCCAGGACCCGCACGCCAATCTCGCCGATGCGCGGTCCGCTTGCCGACCGCTCCTTCTGGCACGCAAGCACCACTGCCCAGAACTTGTCGGCGTGGCCGCGCGCGTTGCGCTCGGCGTCGAAGCTCACCTTGCCCGAGGGCAGCACGCGGCGCTTGATGGCGTGGACCTGGCCGACCAGCTCGCGGTCGCGGGGTAGCGTCACGTCGCGGCGCTGGAGCAGGATCTTGAAGTCCGTGGCCCAGCGCTCCTTCGCCTCGTTGGTGAAGTTCTCGCCGACGACCTGCGGGAAGTCGCGGGACAGGTTCTCGGCGAGGTTCATGCCGATGCCGCTGCGGTCGATGGAGAGCCGCGCGACGGGCAGCGTGCCGAGCAGGCGTCGGAGCTCGGCCTCCTGCTCGGCGAACGGGGTCCCCTCGAAGCTCCGCAGCATGCGCGCCGTGAAGCGGCCCTCGATCTCCTCGAAGACAGCCAGCTCCGAGCGGTCGCGCGTGCGACCGACGTCGAAGCCCGCGACGATGCGCCCCTCGGGCGCGCGCACGCTGGTGGGCTCGTCGTAGAGCACCAGTTCGTCGTTGGTGCACGGGAGGATCAGCTCGTAGGGAAAGAAGCTGTAGGTCTCGTCGACGAACTTCCCCTCGAACTCCTGCTGGAAGTCCTCGATGGGCAGCGAGTCGAACTGCTCGATGAGCGTGGGCCGCCCGAAGCGCTCGACGCGCTCCTCCGTCGGCAGATCGAGCGCGAGCTCCGACGCGGCCTTCACGTCGGTGGTGAAGAAGCGGCACAGCCACCACGGCACGTGTTGCCGAGTGTGGTGCGGGTACTTGCGCAGCTCCTCGTTGGCGATCTCCCAGAAGATGCCGCGCCGCCCGAGCGGCGTGCTGCACCCGGTGAGCTGCCCGTTGCTGCGGAGGATGAGCGCCGTCGAGCCCCGGTACACCTCGCGGTCGTTCACGTAGTGCGCGAGCTCGTCGAGGTAGACGTCGCCTTTCTTGCCGCGCGGCGCCTTCGACGGGTGCGACAGGATTCGCGAGAGCCGCTTGGTCGCGCCGTTCGACTCGAACGCCAGCTCCGTCTTCGAGTCGACGACGAGCCGCTTCTGGTACGCGAGTGGCAGCTCCTCGTGGAGCTGGCGCGCGGTGAGCACCTTCTCCTTCGCGTCGTCCATGTTGTAGCTGACGAAGACCGCCGTGTGCTTCGAGCGCAGATGGCACCGGGCGAGCGCCTCGAGCGCGAAGAGAAACGAGAAGCCAACCTGGCGGCTCTTGTTGACCCACCGGAACCGCGAGCGGTTGGTGAGGAACTCGCGCTGGTACGCCTCGAGGACGACAGGCTCGTCGTCGTAGGCCATCAGCGCCGCGACGAAGCCCGGCTCCGCCATCAGCCACTGCTGGAACTCTTCCTCGGTGCGCTTGACGATCCCGAGCGTCATGCCGCCCTCCGGGTCGTCGCGAGCGACCTTGCCTTCCTCCCGAACGGAAGCCTGTATGGGGCGCAAGGAGAGCGCCCATGACCGCCTACGCCGACACCATCTCGCGCCCCGTGAAGACGCTGACCGAGGCCGAGCAGCGCGCGCTGCTCAAGGTCACCGGCCAGCACGTCGACGGCTTCCGGGACCACGTCATCTTCAGCCTCGCGATGGGCACGGGCCTGCGCGAGCACGAGCTCCTCGCGCTCGACGTCGGCGACGTGTTCGAGGACGCCGGACGCGCCAAGCGCCGTGTCGCCCTGCGCGTGTTCAAGCGTTCCGCGAAG